CCAGAACAATTATTACAAGGTGGAAGATATTGTTGAACAACTTCACATATTACTTCTGAGGCAATATCTGGTTTAATTCCTAAACCAGTAAGTATAGGAATTAAATAAGATATAATAGATGTTTCTACTTGTAATAAAGTGTCTCCATTATTAATCTCTAATTCAGCAACATCTGGTCCTGTATATTTTACACACTTATCAGGAGTTATTTCTGTGCATCCTGTAAAACAGTTGGTACATGCCATATTTTTTATTATTTATACTTTAATATTTTAATTCTACTAGCTATTTGATTAATAGAGTATTTAGATGCATAATCAGGGTTAACTTTTTTATATTGTAATATTCTTTTATAGTTTATTAAATCTAACATTGATGTATAAGAAATTTGTTTTCCTAACATAAAAACAATATTACTATATAATAACATAGACATATCCCTCAACTTACAATCTATATCATCTAATAAAGGTTGTATTTGAGCACATTCTAAACAGTTTGATGTCTTAGGATATAACATTAAAATAAACGTCTTAAAAAGCTTTTAAATTCTCTACAAGCTGAACATAGACCATCAACTAATTGACATCCACATCCAACATTTTTTCCACATTTTTTACAAGTACTCATTTGGTTTTAATTTTTAAAAGTTTGTAATATAATTAGTTCCAGAACAACCACAATTTTCTTTTAGAAAAGAATTAAGTAATGAATCTGCTTTATTGTATAATTTCATTGCTTCAATTGAAGCACATGTATTGGCAGCTGCTATAGCTCCTTGTATCATTAAATATATTGTATTTAAATCAACTTTACTTTGTTGTTTAATAGCCCTATCACATTCCATCATATCTAGCTTCATAAAAGCTTCATCAAACTTCTCTTGTAAATTATTAGTAATAAGAATTGATTTCTCTACATAATTATCTATTGCTGGAGCTATTGAATATTTTAAATAATAAATACCATCAGGTATAGCAGTTTCATTTCCTGTTGTTGTTATTCCTAGTTCCGTAGAATCAAAATTATTGATTGTATTAGGAACAAATACTAATACTTCTGTATCCCATCCAGGAACTTTAATTTCTATTGTTGGGGAAGTAGGAGTTGTAGCATATGTAGAAATATCTTGTATAGAAAGAAGATCTTTGTCATATGTTGGAACAACTTGTATATCTAATTTTAATGTTGGCATTTATTTTAAATTATAATATTAAAAGAAAAAGGAGAAGAGAAATGTTATTTTCCTTCTCCTTTTTAGAATTATTTGTAAAAAATCTACTTATGGTATAAGTGTAGTGGTACTAGTAGTGGTGGTTGAACTAGTTGATGTAGTAGTGGTGGTTGTAAGACAAGCCCCTGAATCATCTACTACAGCTCCTAAACCTGCAACCAATACTGTTTCTACAGCAGAAGAAAAAGCACCCCCTGAAGAAGCAGCAATAATCACTGTGCTATCTTCTTGTACATAATCTCCCCATTGATAAGCTGATTTATCAAATTGATTAAATTTAATATAGAACGTATCATATACTGTACCTGCTGTTACCCATGATTCAAAATTAGCATTGTAGCCATTCATTCTGAATAATGATTTTAAGTATCCTGCTTGGTAGCTATAGAAGTTTTTCTCTAATTGTGCAATCTCACTAGAAGTACCTTTAGCATATGTTGCTCTTTGTACAACTGTTGGTGTAGCTACAATATTACAATCATCTGCTACTATAAAGTCTGCTGTTGTGGCGGGCCCAGAGTAAACAAAAGTTCTAAACCACATTCTATCATATTCAAAAGGGAAAGCAGCAATATCACATGGTTGTCCATATGCTGTTAAAGGTTTTGCTGAAATGCGAAGAGTTGTACCTCCAATGTTTTCAAAATTATAGAATGTATTGAAATTAATGTTATCAGGATTAATACCTGGAGCATGTGCATTCAATGCAGCAATCAAAAGATTGATGATTGTGTTATCTTCTACAGTATCACAAGGATTTTCAGCACAGCCACAGCAAGGTGCTTGAACAGTTACTGAACGTGTGAAACCATTGAAGTAAAGAGTGTCAATATAAGAAGAATGTGCTCTAAGTGTTAGAGTTACAACATCCCCACAAGAAACATTGAAATCAGTAACATCTGTAATTTGTGTACGAGCTGTTGCACAACCTGTTACTTTATACCATTCTGTTACGTTACCTCCTGTACCCCCTTTAATCTTATCTGAACGTTTACTACCCTGAAGATATGTATTAGTTCTTCCTTGTGCTACATAAAAATATGGAGCTGCTGCTATATTCCCAGCAGTAGCCAAAGAATAATCATTGCGAAAAAGTCCAACCTGACCAGCTGTTAAGTCTTGCGTTGATCCAGAACTAGGAAGAGCTGTCTGTCCTACTGGTACTACGAAGAGCGTGGTTAATGAAAAATCTGCCATTGTTATTTGTTATTAATTGTTAGTGAATATTTATTCGTTTGTTTGTATTCTGTATTGTGCTGTTTGTGCAGCTGATGCATTTTCTGTATACATTGCTAAATTTTGAACAGTAAGATCTAAAAGTTCATCTTCTAAATACTCTTCTAATTCACAATCTTGATTAATTGAAGGAGAACCATCAAAATTTATATACCCTTCTTTATCAATATACAAAGGATATCTCATATAAGCTAAAAATAATTTCTTAGGTGTAAATGTCCCATCTGTAAATATCGAAATATCATCAGAAGAAATTAAATTAAAAGTTTCCTGATATTCAAAAGAAGGTTTGTAGTTTGTATTATTTAATAATAGAGAAACATCCCCATGCTTAGCCAAATCTTTATTAATCCAAACTATCCTATCTTTACACTTCCCTTTATCAGCTAATACATAGCTGTCTATATAAAACATATATTTAGGGTTTAGTTTTTTAAGGGAAGCTTTATATTGATTTAACTTCTTATCAACAAGTTTTAAGGCAAGAGGGGTTGCATTATAATCTAAGATTAATTTTTGCAAATCCTCATATCTTTTCTTAAAACTATCTAAACCCATTCCTGTTAAGGAAGAAAAACCATCAACTTTTTGTTTAATGAGTTTTATCTGGGCTTCATTCAAAGCTAAAATTTTATCTTCTAGCTGTATTTCCTGATGAGTATTACTAGCCAGCTTATTTAGCTTTTGGTCTATTTTATATAATAAGCTATCTACTTGAATCATCCTTGTTTATTTTATACTGCTGCTAATTTCTTAGTTTTTAATTTTCCCTCAAGAGTCAATAATTCATCTTGATTATCATCATCAGCTAAAAACTTAACTAAATCTTCTTCATCTTTAGCAATTTCAAACTCTCCTTCATAGATTTTACCATTAGGTTTTGTTCTATAAATAGAATGTGTCAGAGCTTGCTTAACTAAATCTTTAATATGTAATAGATTATCCTTCATATCCGCAAATCTATTAAACACTTCTATAGGTTTTAGGCCTTGAAAATTACCTGTTTTAAACTCTGTTTGTTTTAGAATATTATCAACAAGGTTGTAAACAATCTCATCTTTAGAGTTTTCTGTCACTGGTAAACCAAGAAGTCTTGCAACTTTTCTTTTCTTTTCAGGGGTCATGTCATCAAATTTGATGATTGCTTTATTAATAGCTTGTTTCTTACTGTAAAGAATTTTGCTTTCAATTTCATCATCTACAACATAAAATTGTGTATCTGCTGCAAATTCCCCTCTTTCCCATGCTTGATATGATGAAGCAATTGTTGGGTGAACCCTTAACCATGAAAAAGAAATCTCTTGAATAGTTTGATTAAAATCAAAATAATTATCACCATCTATTAGTTTAACAGGTTGAACATGATATTGATCATTTGTAGAAGAGGATAAACCATAATTCCAAAATTTAGAACGAGGCCCTAAATCAATTCCTCCTAGAGCATTTTCAAGTCTTTCCTTTAATTTGGTAACTCTCTCAATCTCTAATTGTCTTTCTGTTAGATCTTGTATTCTTTTGATATAACTGGCATCAGGGTCTAAACCTGTCCTGTATTTACCATCAAGTTCTTTATAAGGATATTTAAATACACCAGTTCCAGGTGTTCTTGTTAATCCTTTTTCAGCCAAGCCTTTTTGCATTGTAAGCATTTGGCCTGTATATTCTCTTTTAATTGTAGAGATTTTACCTATAGTTCCCATAAAATGTAGTTTGATTTAATTTGTAAAAATGTTCCTCATCGAAGGGTAAAGACTTGCTCTTGACATTTTTATTAAAAACCCTCCTCCCAGAACAGGAGGAGAGATTTTATATTTGCTTCAGAAGAAGCGGTGAAGTAAATTAGAATTGTGGAATTTCTTC